CGAGCATTGTATGTCATGCGGGTTAAGGCGATCGATGGCATCCATATAAACATCTCTTGCTAAAACGTAGCAACCTTCTGTTTCCAACACCTCTGCCAATTGACTGAGATATTCCATATCGGGATCGATAGATCTAGCCTGTTGAAAACACAAAACAGCAGCAATGTTTTCACCATGCTTCTGATATTTGCTTCCTGTGACAGCTAAAACATGAGCCAATTGTTTTAGTCCCTCATAATTTTGTGGAAAATCTTTTTCTTTTTTCACTAGGCATTGAGGTTGTATATCTAAATCCCGCATAGCCTTAAACGGGTCAGGAGATTTCATGAGTTCCTTAAACAACTCAGGTTGTTCTCCTGGTTGGTAGGGTAAAGACTTTCTAACCAAACATGCAGGCCATCCCCTCATGTCGCTTAACTTTATTATTCAATTACTATTATTAATGTACTATGTAATACTTACAAGATGTCACTTCATTTTTATTTTGAGATACAATCTGTAAAAATGAAGCATACTATTTGCGATTTCTTTTTTTTCTCGTTTTCTTGTTCGCAGAGCGTATTTTTTTTGTTTTTCGTTTCCGCAAGAATTTGTCGAATATCCTGGAGTGGTATTTTTTGTAATAACCCGAACGACGATTTATCTTCATGGTTCGGTTCAGTTGTGTGATTTCGTTGAACAATGCAATATTTTTTCTTGGTTTGATCTCTTTATGTACCTGTTCAAATGTGAGCCTGGGGGTTTTGTTGATGATTACATCAGAAGGAATGTCGTAGTACTCAGTGAAAGTTTTATCATAAGACCCGTATTGCATCTTTTCTTTGTCTAATTTCAATAACGTTATCAATTTGTTCAACTTGTTCTCATCTGTGCAGTCTATTTCCATGTATACAGGAAGACCTGGGATGATATCGAAAGTAATCTCGTGAGCAAGAGGATGCGACCATTTCTCTCTGATTGTCTCCTGATACGACTTTTCTTCTATACCCACGCTCTTCAAAAACTCTGTCCCTTTTTCAAACGTGTCTTGTATGACTATCTCGTGTTCTTGGGGGAACTTGGTATCGGCGAACACTTTTGTTGTCATAGTGACTTTGTCACCTTCATCTCGAATTCTCACGAACCCAGGTTTGTCACCTTTCTCTTCGCAACGTTTGAAAATCATTCGTCTATATTTTATTGGGTTCTGCACCTTTTTAGCCCCGTTCTTCTTGAGTATTTTTTTCACTGCTTCTACATCTATATCCAAAAATTTTGCCTCGTATTCTTTGGGCATTGCAACTATATATAGGCAATGTTTTATTTTTGATTTCTCATTTTTCGTGTCTTTCGTGTTTTATTTGGGGTTCTTAATTGTTTCTTCTTTGCGGGTTGTCTCTTGGTTCTCTTTTTCTTTCGTGATTTAGTTGCGAGCTTAGTCAATGGTCTCGTAGAAGAAGATTTTACAGGTGAGTAATTGAGAAAGTGTTCCTCATAAATCCGTGTTCCTTTTTTGTCTTTCAGTTCATTAAATGCTTTCGCCTTTTCTTCTTTCATTTCTTCTTTTGTTTCCTGGTGTCCATAACATGAAATACTAAACCTTTTTAACAACCCTTTTTGTGATAATCTATTCTTTTGTTGCACCTCAAATAGAAATTGGGACATGCAGATAATTCTCTCTTTGTAATCATCTCCAAAATCGGTATAACCATACAAAAAAGCCAGATAGAAACTTAACATGGTATCTATTGTCGCTATCTTTACGTCTCGGGTTCCAATTTTGATAATATTGTAACTATGACATCCTACTGGCTCGTAAATATAACAAATTGTGTCTTTTCCTACACGAACCTCGTAATTTTTAGGTATGACTTCCCCCACACCTGGATGTTGGATAATCTGTGTTTCATGTATGTTCTCAGCACGTAGTCGTTCACACAAAATCTTAGCAGTCCTCTTTGGCTCACTAGAGAGAACGTCGAAATCGGGAACAGGATTGATCTTCTTTTGGAGGGATTTGGGCATATATTGTGAATATTGGGATATGGCATACCCTCCGAAAAAAACAACCCCTTGGTTCAGCAAGGTGTTTTTTGTTACGTGAAAGATTTTATCAGCTTCATCTTTAGAGAACTCCATAGGACGCTGATACACCACCTGACGACATGCTTTGTTTTTCAACGGATAATGTTTGTTCAACAACCGAAGGCGTTTGTACACCTTTTCCCAGCGACTGGTGTCTCCCGCAGGACGACTTAATTCCAAAAACATAGACATTCTTAAAAAATTGGGGGGCGTATAGGGAATTCCGTCTACAACCACAGCGTCTTTTTTTAGCGTTTGGAACAATTGTTTGGGTATGTAGGTAATATCTGCGACAGGAATAAACTGCACAAACACTTTGTATGTACCAAAGTGTTGTCCTGCTTTCGCCTCTACATTTTTGTAGCCTTTCTTGTGGTATATGTCCGCCAATCTTTTTGCGTCATCCATTGCATTTGGGGAAAAAAAATCGTAATCTGGGATTTCGGTCTCGTCGTCGTAGAATTGGTCGTCTTTGGGCAAGATGTTGTTTATGGCAATTCCTCCATACGGAACCAGTCCTCTTTTAATGATGAACTCTTCGACAATCTTTGTTAATTCTTTTATTGCAGGTGATGCAACAGCGCGTTTAGCTATTTTTTCCTGAGCTTTGTCAACTGACATACGTAAGATAGCCAGTTCGCAATCCCCGAAAGACATGTCTGTATTACATATTTTCTTAGGCATGATAGAATATATATAATCACGAGAAAAACAATTAGAACTCAGATATTAAATATCAAAAAAATACCGCCGAATACGAGGTTATCGTGTCTTAAGCTAATCAATGACTGAGGGTGTGATGGCTGCGGCAGGCGTCGGTGGCAATGAGGGGGGCAGAGGTATTCCCGGAAAAATGGGATACATGGCCCGTCCAAGGTTGCGGTAAGGGTTCACGCCTAGAGTGTTGTAGAAAGGAGCACATTTGTTGTCCGGTGTGCAGACGGATGCACGAATATTTTTGGCACGGCGATTTGCCGTGGTCTGTGCTCCAATACCAGTCTCGCCAGGTTTATACTTATTGTATAGATAGGTAGCCTTGTTGGTCATTGCGCCCCCCCCCGGGATATTAAGAGTGCTTCTGCGACCACCCCCTCCAGCCTTTTTCTTGTAGAGAAACCCATAAGTGCCGTATGCAAAGGCACCACCCCCGGCACCAATAGTTCGAGGTCTTGCAAACGTGGTTGATCCGCTCATCTGTATACTATAGCTTGACATTAATAACTGAATTTTCCCTCGCATTTATTGACTAAAATGTAAACATTTATGTTTACATTTTATACCTTTTGGTATTTCAAGCAAATGGTTGCCGTCTCAACTAAAACGTCTCAAATATCGAATTTATAAAGCCCATTCTTCGCGGATAGATCACGTGGAGCATAAGAAAGCTTCTTTGAAGGTGGTCTAGGTTTCTTAATAAACGTAGGAATATATCTCATTTCAAGAGGTTTTAGAACAAACGCATGACCATTGCTATCAAAAAAATCAGTATCTTGTTTCAGTGTGCTGTCTGGAAGCTGATATCGCATAGCTACCATTTGGCACCCCATAGACCTAGATAACAACCCCGAGGGGTTTTCAGGATTGGCTGTATCATCTGGCAAGACAATTGTCATATTTCGTTTATTGTAACTTTTTAGTTCATCTACGTCAGGTGTGTACTTAACTCCTTGTGTATATCGCAAAGCTCGCATAAAAACAGAATTACTTGTCATGTTAATATATTCTTTGAGTTCACTGCTTTCGAGGAAAGATGGATTGGATTTATCAGCAATAATGATAATCTTATTTCTGAAATTCAATAGTTGAACATTTCCTAAATTCTTTCCTTGATTTTCAAAGCTATATTCTTTCCCTAACACATACTGGCTCATATTCTTAAACATTCCTGCTAAATTCTTGAACATCTTCATGTTACTGCTTTGAATTCTCAAATGCAATACAATGGGATCAGTCGGGTTAGGTGCCCCAGAAGACGAGAATGCCAAGTCCCGCAAGCTAGTTAGCACATCAGCAAAGGGGACATAATTGAACGTTTCTTTCACATAAACACTCTTGTCTAGTGACGTTGCAACAATTGGCATATCGTTAATGGAAAATATGCAAAAATCGAGTCCTCGCACACCCTGTTTAAGTATGTCTCTTAAAATGCATAACGACACCGCATTGTTCTTATATGGTCCCAGACTGCATGCATTGTATGCGGTCTTGATATAATATTCATTCAGGTAATATGCAAAATTATTGGAGGCATTTTTGGAGACCTTTTTGTTGTCGATAGCAGAAATGGATCCGTTTAGCTCTGGGTAAATTTTTGCTATTTTTTTACATTCTTTACTTTCCATGGTTTTGTTCCATCGATAGGTCATGAACAATATGATAAAGATAAGAACAATAAGCACATAACTGAGAACAACAAACTTTTTTTCATTTAACTTAGTGATCATCTCTTTTGCATTAACATTTCTCATACTGCTTATTGTATTTTTGAAAGACGCGCTAACTTTTTCGGTATAGCTTTGACCATTAGAATTCTCCATACTATTGATATAAATAAATATTATTATATCTAGAAAAAGGTTAAATAATATCCTTATATATTAATAGCTATGGCAGGAGGACTATTATCATTAGTTAGCCAGGGACAGCAATCAGTATTATTATATGGAAACCCTTCAAAAACTTTTTTCAAGAGCACATACGCTAAAACCACCAATTTTGGACTGCAAAAGTTCAGAATAGATTACGAGGGCGCCAAAACCCTCCACCTGACCGAAGAGTCCACTTTCACATTTAAAGTTCCTCGATATGCGGACTTGTTGATGGATACCTATATCACAGTAGATTTACCCAATATTTGGTCTCCTATTTATCCACCAACAGACGACACAGATAATCAGTGGGTCCCATATGAATTTAAATGGATCGAAAATCTTGGTGCGAAGATGATATCAAACATTCGAATTACATGTGGAAACCAAAAAATACAAGAGTTTACCGGTGATTACTTATTAGCCCAGATACAAAGGGACTTGACTGGGATCAAGCGTATCCTATTCGATAAAATGACAGGCGATGTCCCTGAAGTAAATGACCCAGGAAATAGTGGAGCACGTGTAAATAGTTATCCAAGTGCGTATTTTACAGAAGCGAATAGTGGTGCGGAACCATCTATTCTGGGAAGAACATTGTATATTCCACTGAATGCATGGTTTTGCAACACTTCTCAGCGCGCGTTTCCGCTTATATCTCTACAATACAACGAGCTTCAAATAGAGGTTACGTTTCGCCCTATCAATCAACTTTTTACAATTCGTGATGTTCAGGACCCAGAATATAATTTCCCATATGTTGCACCCAATTTTAATTTAGAATACATGCAAATGTATAGGTTTGTGCAACCCCCTCCTAGTATCACACTCGATCAGGAAAGCTATCCTGATACTCGAGCAGTATGGAATACAAACATTCATTTAACTAGCACGTATTGCTTTTTATCCAACGACGAGTCACGTCTGTTTGCCAAAAACGAGCAGAAATACATTTTTAAACAAGTACACGAAGAAACATTTCGAAATGTGGTTGGTTCCACAAAAGTTCAGCTGAATTCTCTTGGTTTGGTAAGTGACTACTTATTCTACTTCCAACGTAGCGATGCTAATTTGAGAAACCAGTGGAGCAATTATTCAAACTGGCCTTACAATTATCTTCCGTCAGATATCACACCAGCACCAACTGACGGAAGTTATAACGTTCTTGAAGAAGATGCTAGTGGAGCAATAATAAATGTACCTATCGGACCAGGCGTGAACCCAGGAGGAAAATTAACAGGTTTGATGATAACTGGGGATTATACGCCAGCCAACGAAAATCAAATCCTGCGAAGTTTGGGTATCCTATTTGATGGCGAATACAGAGAAAACATCCAAGCTGTTGGCGTTTATAACCTGGTTGAAAAATACATCCGCACGCCAGGGTCAGCTCCCAACGGACTATATTGCTATAACTATAGCATGAATTCGTCATCTTTGTTCAATACGAACCAGCCTTCGGGAGCAACCAATATGAATAGATTTAATCAAATAGAACTGGAATTCACCACGATAAACCCCGAACTTGATCCTTTAGCACAAGTACTGACCATATGCGACCCAGATAGCGGAGAAATTATAGGTGTAAATAAACCAACATGGAGGATCTATGATTACACATACGATTTACATTTTTTTGAAGAAAGAATAAACGTTGTTACCTTTGTTGGTGGTAATTGTGGATTAATGTATGCTACTTAATATAGAATACATATATATATATATTATCTTTTGATAATATATCATACTTTCTAATGACGGTTATATCACTATTAACAAATCATGCGTATTTACTAGTTCTCACCTGGACTATTTCTGTGATTATTCAGATGTACTATGTAAAAATGTATGTGATAAATTGGCAATCTAAGCTGGCTTCCGACAATGTCGATTTTATGCAATATAACATCAAAAACAAAAAGAAATTGAATAACACATTTATAAAGGACCTTTCACAACGTTTAAAAACACTAGCAAACCCTGAGACAAAATATGCAGAGTGGATTAACGAAAACAACAAGAACACGACTATTCGAGAAGGTAAGTACTTGTATAATGTGTCGGTGTTCGAAAGAATAAGAAACACGAATGCTAATTATGGTACCAGAGACAAATTTATTCTACGCGCTGACAAAATTAAGGAAAAGCTAGGTCTAACATATGACGAGCTACTACGACAAGATAATTATAGCTTTATGTTCTCTATATTTAGTCCTCATCCAGATTTTCTTCATACTATATACGATAGCCCTTCTTATTCGAATGGTATAAACATATTTTCACATTTCACAATCGACAAGCAGTTAAATCGTCCTGTAAAGAGTGTAGCTATTGGTGGAAAATACGTAAAGGAAACGGAAGACGGAAGAGTATTCGAGGGTGTTATATTAGCATCATATCCTGTGTTAGATGTGGAAGACCAGTTTGCTAATAAATATTACGATTTTCTTACACGCAAATTCATCATGATGATCAGTCTAGGAACACTGATTGTTGCGCTGATGCTTTATTTTGCAGCTCCATCTAGAACAACTGTTTGGCTCCCATATTTATTTTTGATTGCGACAAATTGGTATTTACTAAGTTTCTTAGACATAATTGAGGGTATCAGCAATAGTCAAGGGGAAACAGATAGAGCGAATGATATTAACGATGGTATTCTAGCGATTTCGTTTTTGGCTGGTGTGAATGTATTCGTCGTTCAATCCTTACGCGAAGGGAAAAATTCCAAGGCTTACTATGAAGCAGCTATATTGTTCATGTTGGGTCTAATTCTTTTGTTATTTTCTCTTTATAAAGTCACCAATTACAATCGCATTGACGAACTTCGAAAACATCGCATCCAGAAACAATTCCTATATAATGGGTCCATCTACATTAACTTTTTCATTCTTCTTTACTATTCATTTTTTGTGTTACAAAAAAGTAATGTTTGGCCTCAAGTAATGGCTTCGTTTAAAAAGACATTTATTCAAAATTGAGGTTGAGTATTGCGATTAAATAATAAAAAGCATATGTTATATTTTATCATACTATGAAATTAGCAAAACATGTCGCTTTTTATTATTACGAACTACGTGTAAAATTCGTTTTAACCATGTTATCTGAAGCAAACAACTACCCTGTCACAACTGATGTGTTTATTCACACAAACAAGCAGGATTTTTGGCTTTCAGAATTCAATGATTATGAAAACGGAAATGTAAAAGTTATTTTTCACGATCTCGCGGATGATAACCCGTTTTCGTTAACGGAAAAACCAAGAAGTATGTTGAAATCACAGAGAAACGACTATGATGTGTTCATGTATATTGAAGACGACATATTATTCCCTGTGAGCGCACTTCGTTATTGGCTGTGTAACAACGAGAAACTTATTCAAATGAACTACAACCTGGGTTTCTTGCGAATAGAAACATCAAAAAGGGACAATTGTGAATATATCACCGATTTATATGGCGAAAAAATGGATAAGACAATGCATATAGGTGCACAAGAATATTGTGTAAACGACAAGAACGCTTACTGCGCATGCTGGATATATAACAAAGAAGAGTTTGGAAGATTTGTCGATAGCAAATATTTCAATATTGAAAACGTTGATTACGACGGCGATACACGTGCATCCTGTGCAGCAGGATTGCATGGGAAAAATCTTGGATGGTACAAACAAACTATTATTCCCATGAACCACGGAAAACCAATAGATGGATGTAAAATATTCCACCTGTCAAATAATTATGTTGACGACGACCATAGTGGAATTAACAAATTTGCTACTATCAAATTCGACGATTGTATAGATCGCATTTGACGTAGTTCTGTAACCATATTAGATGCGTTTCATGAAAGGCAAACAACAACTATCGAGGGTGTCCGATGCATGAATATATAACTCGGTAGACCCGTCATTGATGAGTTCTTCCTGAGTATATGTCTTATATGTTCCGTCATCATTGGGATGTAGTCTCCCTCTTCCCTCGATCTTCCAGTCATATTCACCTAAATCTTTGTGCGATATATTTTTTTCTTTCATGAAGGTGGTTATGTCAATCTTCATGTTGGTTCGTGCTCGTTCACAACGTTTGCAGTATTTCAAATACCGGTTGATACCGAACCATGTGGCAGAGCCAGCAAGATGTTCATTCTTGTTTTGTTCAGTCAGGTCAGTTCCCTTTGGGATCAAGAAGGCTTCGATATGCGTGGTTTCCATGGGAATAGGCATACCGGTGATTTCAAGAGTGGCCTCGGGGCGTTGGTAAGGGGCAATTTCTATTTTGTCATAGGTGTACCAATACTTTTTGAAGTCTATTGCGTCCTTCACCTTCAAGAAGGTCATTGTATCGTTTTCATATCCAAAGATATAAGTATGTAAGTCGTTGTTATAGACACTGCCTATAGGTGAAAACGGCGCCAAAGTTCCTTCCAGTGTCTCATCGGGTATTTTATAGGGCTTTAATTCGTCCTTAAATCCGTTTGTCACTTTATGCATCCAGTTATAGAAAAATCTATCCATGTTGCAATGATGTAACCAAAAAAGAGGGTCATATGCCGAGACGGGTACGTCAGACATAATCCCACCCTCCCCACCAATGAAGTCATGAATGTTGTTGTGGGGTATCTCTAATGGATTAAAGTCTATCAACTTCTTTAATACTTTATTGAATAGGTTATTGGAACTGAAAGTCGGATATCTTTGTGCGTAGAGCACATCGTTTAATTCTTTGTTGGTCGCAGCAACTTTCAATTTATCGGCATCGTTTGTCGGATTTAAGAAACCATTGCGTGTAACTACCTTCTTCTCTCCTTTTTCGGTGTAGTAATAGACGTTATTCGCACAAAGTGGGTTTGAAACCACATTGTATTTTCCATCCACCAGAATAGTTATTTCTGGTTCGTTAATGAAAAAATGTAACTCGGGGTGCTTGTCATTTTCTATCCAGAGATACGGCAATGCAATATGTTGCTTTTCAGGAGAAACATTATATTTGTTTAACAATAA